TAATATACTCTTCCGTCAATATACCAGGTACGAAAAATCTCATGAGACTTCTTATCGAAGTTCATGAGTTGCTTAATGTATTTAAATTCTTCTCTTATAGCATCTTTTAATTTATCAGATCCTGGCAGATTTGATAGCTCAACTTCTACAGGAGAATCATTTAGATCTGAAACGATTGCTTCATTTACAATATCTTCAATTGCACTATCTGCCTCTGGGTGCAGACACATTTCACGATATCTACGAACTAAATCTTGTTCGTTTTTGTATACACCTTCAATATCTACGTATTGTCCGTAGAATCCACTGGAGATATAAAAATCTGATTTATCTTCGTCGTTAGAAGGTACTGGAGAAACAATGTTTTTACTTTTGTTTTCTCCAGCACTTGGTAACTTAAAGCCAAAGAGCTTTGCCATTGTATAATTCTTTTACTGCTATTATAGCACTATTTATCAACTTTGAACAGTACTTGGAATACTTGAAGGAGTACTACCTAGTATTGTCTTACCTTGGCCAGTCATTGAATCGAACCATTGGTATTCTAGTTCTACTGTAAATTCTTCAATTGCATCAGTATTCTCATAACTTAAATCTATTGAAGATACCGTAGTTGGGAATGCACCTCTGAATTGATATTCCTTAAGAACAGGAATAGCTTCTCCACTGTTATGCTTATCCATACTAGATCTACCAAGTTGTCTAACAACTAGATCTTTTTGATATGATGTTGGATTTGTTAATCCAGCATTATCCTCATGTTTATTCATGAGGTTCATCCATCTTTCAAATGAATCCCTTAGTTTGAAATCAACATCGTTAATAACTGTTATTGACCAAGGTTCAAATGTTCTGTCTCCAGCAATTTTTAATTGCCTTCCTCTAAATGGAATAGCAATATTACTAATAGTTGATGCAGGAAGAGAAGCAGCTTTGACCATAAATCTTGCTTTCTCAGCTAAATCATTATCATCGCTATCCTCTGGTGATGAACCTGCAGGCCAATACAATTCACATTCGAATAAATTAGACCTTGCACCTCCACCAATCAGTTTACCCTTGAATGCATCAAGGGTTCTATCTGCTGTACTTGGATTGTTTCTAGACATTAATTTTTCCTCTAATTAAACGTTTCCAACGACTTCTTCAAAACTAACACCAGTACGGGTAGCAACGAAGGTTAGACCGATGAAGTTGATTGATCTTGCAGGTTTGATAAAGATGTCAGCCTTAAACTGGTTAGCATCAATTATATCAGGAGTGTTGTTTGATTCATCGCAAACAACAACAAAATCAGTAATACCTCTCTTTGACTTAACATCACGTAGGTATGGTTCAACGATATTTACAAAATTGGATCTTGTAATAATATCATTAAATTCAAAGAGTTGTGCTCTTGCTGCTCTCTCAATTGTTCCTTCTATTGTTAGGAATAATCTACGAACATTAATTCTATCGAAGGCAGACTGTACTCCAAGTCCAGTTCTATCTCCAAAAAGAATAATTCCAGCACCAGGTGAGAATACAACAGGGTTAATTCTCTTAGGATAAATTTGATCTCTTTGTGCTTGAGATGGATTATATGCTAACTTAATAGCACTATTGATTGCACCTCTTGCAGCACCAGCAGGTGAGAACCATGAATACTGATTTATCGAAGTTCTACACATTGCACCAGCAGTATCTGAGTTTAAAGCAATGTATCTAAACTGATTGTTAAATCTATCATAAACATATTTGTAACCAGAGTCAAATACAGCATAAGATGATGAAGCAATAGAATCATAGTAATTAATAATATTATCAGTTTGCGTATCAGAATCTGATATGTTTACAACTCCACCTTTATGTGGAGAAACGCAAGCAATACAATCTTTTCTTAATTCTGCAAGTGAGATTAGATAATTTGCTTTTGCTTGTGACTCCTGTACAGAAGCACCACCAGATGGTCCCTGAATTAGGAAATTGATGTCATACTCTGCTTGATTTTTGAATTTCTCATAACCACCTACAACATCTCCAAGAGTAGCACTATATCCACCAGTAGCAGAATAGTTTTCTCCACCTGTTAATGTATAAGTTTGATTACCATTTACAGAGTAATGAACTCCTTGTGCATTAGTATTCCAGTTACCAACACCCTTTTGAGTGTATGCGAAACCACCAGCAGTACCAGTCAATCCAGAAGTCTGACCAGCACCAATGTGTCCAGCATAGACATATTCTGAATTAGTTGCTACATAATCCTTCCAGTAGATGTTTTCTGATGGAGAAATCTTACCATCAAATGCCTTAGAAAGACCTGTAAATTTCTCAACAATGTTACCAGCAGTACCAGTTACATCTCCAGTGTCATCTATTACAACAACATGGATTTCATCATTCTTACCATTTCTATTTTTTGCGTACTCAGTAGTATCTGGTCTTGAAGCAATTGACTTCCAGTAGATAGTTACATTGTCTGAACCACCATCTTGAACACTGGTTAGCATCTTCTGCTCGTTGTACCAATCCTTAGTTGTTGCTGAGTTAATAGCACCAGATTCTGCAGCACTTGTATCAAGAGTACCATCTAGTTTTACCACATTAATTGGATTACTAGTTGTACTTGCAGTTGCTACCTTACTGAAAGTAAATGCTTGAGTAGTACCAGCACCAACTGTAATGACTTGGCTTACAGTAACAGTACTTGCTCCTATAGCAACAACTGTTGTTCCTGCACCAACTCCAGTTCCAGTAACTGTAATCTGACTTCCACCTGTTATGTCTGCAGGTAAAAGATCTTGATCAGCATCACCATTCATATTTGCTGTTGTGATGCCAGTAATCGTAACATCAAAATCACTATCAATAGTACCAACTGTTGATCCTATACTAGTAGTAACTGTTGTGGATTCTGTTTCTGTAGCTTTAAATTCATTAACTCCACCAACCTTGTAGTCAACTTGACTAGAAACACCAGCAGCAGTTACTTGATCAACAACTTTAACAGCAGCCCAACCTGTTCCAACTTGAGTGATAACTCCTCTAAGAAATCCACTACTAAATTGACTTGTTGTACCAGCACCAGCAGTATCTCTACCTGCTAATGATTGAGTTACACCAGCACCTACTTTTAAACCAGATGTCTGTGAAGTTGTAATTATCTGATCAGCAAATCCATCAACTGTACATACTTTTAAATTATTTGCCCATCTACCTGGATCTCTGGCAGCCCAGTTCCAAGCAGTAGCTGTTTGATGATTATTAATATAATTCTCATATGATTCAATTTTTGTACTTGAATCTGCATTATTATTTGCGTTATTCAAATTAGAGTTATCTGTTCTAACGACTCTTAAAACACCGCCATAAGAAAGATAATTAGAAGCACTCATCCAATACTCATATTGTGAGTCTGTTGAAATAGGCTTTCCAAATGTGTTTAATAGGTCTTGCTCCGTCTCAATTAAGATTGGAGTGTTAATTGGTCCCTTTTCAAAAGGGCCAGCGATTGCACCGACTTGTTCATTAGCAGCAGTAATACCACCAAGTGTTAAATCGACTTCTCTTACCTTAACGCCAGGTGAAACTAGGTTTAGCGTCATGTTTTTCCCTCTGAAGGTATCAATTTATCTGAAATTATTTATAAATTGGATACTCTTACATGCAAATTTACATGTACTCCCACATGTATTCCATTCCTCCACCCTTATCTCCATATTCGTCTGTATACCATCGATCTCCTTCTGGATCTACAAATGACATATCATCAGTACCGTCACTAATGAACCCAAAAGGTGCCATATCTTGTTCAATCTGATCTCGTTGATCTTCATATAATTTCTTCCTTACATCTTGATCGGTAAGCTCTTTAAAATAATCTTGCTGAACTAACCATGCATAAATTACCATACACATAGCAAGATCATCATTACAACCATCCTCTGCTTCAAATGAATTACTTTTTTGAATGAAAGTAGTTAATTCTGAAATAATATCCAAATCTTTAAATAATACTTTATCTGATTCTACTACTTGTTTTAAATTCAATGATCCAATCTTCTTCACAGTCTTGGACATCTTCACACCCAACTGTGTCTTATTTCCAGAAAATCCTTGACCTACTATCTGACCTGCTCTACCTCTCATAGAACACATAAGAAGATTAATATACTCTAAATCAAAATTTAGAATAGCAGCAACCTGATCTCCAACATCATTTACCTCACATAATATAAATGCATTATTATATCCTTTACATGTTTCGTATATGATATTGGGGAACAACATCGGTTTGATTGTATTATTTCTATATTTTGCAACTACTTGATGTGGAAATTCTGTAATGTCAATTACTACAAAGGCAGAATAATCTTCTCCTACTCCTCGTGCAACATCAACAGTACATAAGTAATCATGATTTTCTTCTGGTGCTGCATATATGTCTAATCCACTATTTGATGTCAATGGTTTCTCATATACTAATGATCTCAATTTTGCTGGACTAATAAGAGTATCGACAGATCCCAAGAACTCACACTCAAACTCAACTTTGAACTGCTGTTCTGATGTGTTCTTAATTGTCTGCTCTCTCCATGCAGCATCTCTACCAGGAACTTCCGACCAATGAACTACAGTAGGAACATAATCACTTTCACCATTCTCTGCATCATGCCACATTCGGTAGAAGTGATTCATACCTTTTGGTGTTGATACAATTATAATCTTTGTAGATGTACCAGATGAAATAGTAGGATATACTGAACTAAAGAAATCATCTGCAATATGATTCGGTACAAAAGCAAATTCGTCTAAGAATATAATGTTAAAGGTCATACCTCGAACAGCAGCAGCAGATGTAGATGCTGCCATAATCTTAGAACCGTTCTCTAATTCTAGACTACCCTTGTTCCAAGTCAGAATACCTTGTTGCAT